TGGGAGATAGAATTGGAGGGGTTGATTCCCCTCCTTTTTTAATATCTTATGTAAGGATGTTATCCACACGGAAGATACGGTAGTACTGGTTCTCGCGGTTAGTTGCAAGACCGTCACGACCTGACATATTGCCTGTGTCAACGAATGGGTTTGATACCATGCCATAGCGAGTTTTGAACCCGATACGTGGCTGGAAGTCATTCTCGCCAACTGCACGTACCATTGTTAGTGGTACATATGGGCAATAGAATACACCGGCGTCATATGGGTTAGTACCCTTATAGCCTACGTTGATGTAATCTGTTGTTGCATATGGGTCGATGTATACGCGGATACGACCGTTCATAACACCTGCGAATGTGTTACCTGTGTCATCTACGTTTAGGTTAGTTGAAAGAGCAGGAGCGTAATCCAACATGCCTGAAGCTGCTAGTGCACTTGCAACATCTGATGAACAGATGATGAAGTTACCTTTACCGCGGCGTGTTTCTTTTGCGATTACGTTCGCTTCACGATCAAGCTGTACACCTAGACCTTTGAACTTCTCTGCTGACCAACGGCCGTCTGCGTCTGATGATAGATCGAAGATACCTTTTGTTGTTACGTTAGCTTGAAGTGCACCGATTTTAGCTTGTGCGTTAACTGTGCGAACAACTTCACGGTTGATCTCTGCCAAGATTTCTGTTGACAAGATGTTTGCCAATTCTGTCTCAGCGTCTAGACCGTGGATTGCTTTCAAGTCTTGCGCAAGCTCAAGTGTGTACTCTGCTTTCAATGCGCGTGACTTCGCTGTCACAGTTGCTTTTTCGATTGTGAAGCCCATTTCTGCAAATGACTCACCAGTGTTACCTAGTGCTTCCGCTTCTGCAGTATCATATGCGTCACCTGTTACAGGAACGTATGTGCCACCTGAGTCAGCGATTGAGCTGTCTGTATCGGTGTCTGTTGCACCTGCAAGACCTGATGGTCCGCGTGAGCCGTTACCTGTTGCAGATGAATCACCTGAATAGTTGACTTCTGCTTCGTTGAACAGTGCTTCTGTACCTTGTGCGATACCAGCTTTTTCTGTTTTGTATAGTGACTTCATTGCGAAGATCAAGCCTGTTGGGCCTGACATCGGCTGAACGCCACAAATGTCGTATGCCATTAGGTTTGGCATAGAACGACGTACTAGTGAGATAAGAACTGGGTTCCAGTTAGCAGCAGCTGATGTGCTGTTTGCTGGTGTTTCCATCAGATCTTGTTGCTCTGCTAGTGCCTTTTCTGTGTTCTCCAGAACGGCTGCAGTAACTGCACGCTTGTGAGCGTCTTTGATTGTACCTGCAGATTCTTCGTTCAATACTGGAGACCATTTCTCTACGAGACGATCATAAGTTTCCATAATTGGATCTCCTAATTACTTAATTGTTTTTCTTAGTGCATTAACGTATTTTGCCATTGATTCTGATACTTCGACAGTTTCATCACCATCTTCTTCTGTTTCTTCTTCAATGACGGAACTTGCGGTTTTCTGACCGAAATATGATTCTTTCAGTGTAGCAACTTTCTGTGCGAAATCTTCTTCGCTTTCAAAAGAAACTGACTCTGCAAGGCTCGATAGTTTTTCGACCTGAGTTTCTGCTAGATCTTTTGACGCTTCACGAATAATCGCTTGACGCTTATAAGATTGTAGCTCTTCCTGTAGTTCCATAGTTTGTGATACTGCATCATTGAACTTTTCTTCAAGTTCGTCGTGTGCAGTAGCAAGTTCATCAACGAGGTCAACTTTACCTTCAGGAACTTCAATGTAAGACTCTTCGAAAGCTGTTTTTAGCTTTTCCATGAATCCTTCTGCGATCTCTGCACGTAGTCCAGATTGAATCGCTACTTTGTTTTCTTCCATCCAGTTCTCAACCACGTAGTTGAGGTAGCTATCAACTTTTTCGACTAGATCGGCTTTGACTGTTGAAACTTCTTCATCAAGCGATTGCTTGTATTCTGCTTCTAGTCTGTCGATCTCTTCGGCAAGTTTTGTTTTAACCGCTGCTTCAAAGATTACGGCTGTTTTGGCTTTAAAGTCATCTGACAATGTCGCCTCAGATTCCACCAGAGCATTTAGGTCTTCACTAAAATCTCCATCAAAATCTACATCTTCTGCCTTCATACCTGCTGGTGCAGCCACTTTTTGCATTGGTTCGCTGTTGCTCTTATCGCCTTTACGGGCTTTGGCTTTTGGGCCTTTGCCTTCTGCAGCATCTACAGATGCTACTGATTGAGCTTCAGCATTTTTTGGATCATGAGCTTCTTCGATTTCCTCGTCGAGCTCAACTTCTTGATCTTTTACTTGATCAGTCATGTTAGACTCCTTAATATTGCTGTGTTTTCAGTAACGAGAGGAAATTCTTATACTCACGAACCTGCGTTTCATATAGATCCGCACGCGGAGCACGTTTAATTTCAGTCTCTATTTTTTCAATATCCCGAGCTTCAATGATGCCATTATTCCAGACCCAGTCAACACCTTCCATTATTCCATTAACAAAAGCATTCGGTGCAGAAGGATCTTGTACGATATCAACCGTATTAAGCATAAAGTCATCTTTGACGTACATAGTTCCGTTACGTTGCTCGAGGCTACCCATTCCACGAGTTGAGACACCTAGTTGAACACCGCCTTCAAGCAAACCTTTTACGATATTGCCCATTGGAGTATCCAAGATACGCGCCTTTCCCATAACATTATTACCATCCATTTTTAGTTCAGTAATCTTATGGGATACTTTATCCAAGTTAACAGTTGGGCCATCAGGGTGGTTTAATTCCCCTACCGCTCTGTCCTTGGAAACTTGTTCATCGACGTATTTATTAACAGCATTTTCCATAATGCCTTTGGGATAGATACGTCCGTTTCGGTTCTTTGACTCAGCCATAGCGAAGATGCCCTCAATTACATGAGACTTAGAACCATCTTCTTTCTTTTCTACAATGCACTGAACATCTGTTTCAGTATATTCTGTAATTAGCTTCATCAGTTAACCCTTATATTGTTTTAAAAACTCTTTTCCCATTCTTTCAGCTTCACGCTGATTTTTATAGGAATCAAGCTTTTCATTATCAATAAAAACAACAAACTCATTTTTTATTTTTTTAATCATCAGTTCATTCTTACCAATTTTTTTGGTATACACTGTATCACCAGGTAACCTTTTTTAGATAATCGTTCTCTCATGATTTTTAATGTTTTTGTCATTTTTTATGTTCTAACTTTTATTTATAATAGTTAT